ATGTATTACGCCCGAATCAGCATCCCCTCTGACGTCCAGCCGCACTACCCCACCCGGCATCCGGGACGCTTCAAAGCCGAATTGTGGAAGTCGCTCGGCACGCGCGACCCTAAAGAGGCTGGCGCCAAGGCCCTGCCCGTTCTCGCTGGCTGGAATGCCGAGTTCGAAGCAATTCGGCGCCGCCGTGCGCCGTCCGCTGACGATCTGGGAAACGCCGTCTGGCAACACTACGAAGCCAGTCTCGAAGCGGACCAGAAAGTCCGGGGCAACCTGCCCGCGAAAACCGAGATCGACGGCGCCAAGGGTAAGTTGCTGGCTGAGATCGAAGCTGGCCGGGTGCCGTGGTCCGACGATCCGATCGCCCAGCTCAACGCCGGCCTTGACGTCAAAGTGATGCAGGACGCTCCGAAGATGGAGCACGAGCGGCGTGCGGCCCTTCTGGCGGAACTTCGCCGGCATCTGGCAACCGGCGAAACGGCTTTGATCGCATGGGCAGCCGACGACGTGATTCGCCGCGAAAGCCTCTTGGTCCCGCGCGGTTCATCGGTATACCGCGATCTCTGTCAGCGGCTCATGCGAGCACAGATCGAGGCGCTGGAACGCTCTCTTGAACGCGACGCCGGCAACTGGTCCGGCAAGCCGGCCGATCCATTGGTGACGCCGCCCGACCCGACCAAGGGCCAACGATTTGCGGCGTCCGGCGAAACGATCCTGGAGCTGTTCGCACGGTATGAGCAGGAAAAGGCCGGATCGGTCACGCCCGACACATGGGCGCAAAACCGCATCATCGTCCGGTGGTTCGCCGAACATCTCAGCGAGACGGCGCACGTCTCAGCATTCACCCGAAAGGCCGTCCGCGACTGGAAACACAAACTGGCGAAGTGGCCGATCAAGGCCACGAAAGTCGCAGAGTTTCAGGGGATGGATTTCAACAAGATTGTTGAGGCCAACGAGACGTTGAAACGGCCGGTGATCGCCCGGAACACACAGAACCGCTACCTCAGTGCCATCGCGGGCTTTTCGCAGTGGCTGGCGCACAATGAGTATATCGATCAGGACGCCACCCAAGGCATGTTCCTGACGATCGACAAGCGCAAGCGCACTCGATACCCGTTCTCGGATCAACAACTTCGCGATCTGTTTTCGTCGCCGCTGTTCTCGACGTGCTTGGGCGACGGACAGGAGCATAAGCCCGGCAACGTCCAGATACGCGATTGGCGGTATTGGCTACCATGGCTGGCGCTCTACACTGGCGCCCGCCTCGGTGAGCTTGCGCAGTTGCTGGTCGCCGACGTTCGCGAGCACCATGGCGTCTGGATCTTCCACATCACGCGCGAAGGGTCAGACTTGAAGTCGACCAAGACCGAGGGATCACAGCGCGTGGTGCCGATCCACTCCGAACTGATCAAGCTCGGCTTTCTCGGCTACCACAAGTCGATCGCCGAGCGCGGCGAAGCGCAGCTATTTCCGGAGATCAAGCCGGACGCGCGCGGCTTCTTTTCTGGCTTTCCTTCGCGCTGGTTCAACAAGTATTTTCGGCAGATCAAAATCAAGACGAACAAGGACGTCAATTTCCACAGCTTCCGGCATGGATTCGCAGACGCACTACGCCGAGCAGGCTACTATGACGAACAGTTCGGGCCGCTTTTGGGGCACAGCAAAGCTACCACGACAGGGCGGTATGGCATCGAGTCGGAAATTGTACTCGCCGACCGAATAAAGATGATTGAATGCACTCGCTTCACGCTTGAAGAGACACTTTCTGTTTTACCCTAGGTATTTGACATGCAAGAAACTCTCCCCAAGCAAACCGATGACCGACTACTATCGCTGCAAGCAAAAGATTTTCTGGTGGTCAGCCCGGTAGCGGCCTCCGCACTAGCGATGTGCTGGGAAGTCGGCTATTTTGCAAGAATTGGTGGCGGTGTTTTTGGCGCGTTTTCACTAAGCGAGCACATCAATTTTGCACTTCCTGCATTGCCGGCGGCCTTAAGTTTTGTATTCATCAGCTTCCTCGCCTTTACTTATTACAGGCACAGAGATTATACGGGACGCCCGCTCACGCCACACGTGCTTTCATTTGTAGCAACTATGATTGTGGTCGGATTCACCGCGTTTCAATGGAAACAGGAAGGCGAAATATACGCTTCGCTTCTAGTTGTCGCAGCAATATTTGCAGTTTTTATTTTTCAAGTGGTTCGAACGCAGCTAGGTTTGACTCGTGCTTCGGTCCCCTACCTTTTTCTAATTGCTCTTGGCTTCTTGGCGCTGGCTTCATCGCTTGGATACGATTCAGCGTCAAAAGCAAAAATGGGGCGCGCTGGACAGCAAAAAATCTTTATGATTGACGGCACCAATTTTGAGGCGCGAGTTCTTCGTATTGGGGATAAGTACGTTCTATATATAGATCGAGGATCAAACGATTTTCGGCTGATACCTTCGGTGGGCATTAAGGCAATCGAATGGATTGCGCCGCCAATTCTAGCTGGCCGGTAAATCCGTCGATCGGCGAGTTTCAGGATGCGGTGTTGCTCAAGGCGTTCGGCGAGGTGCCGAGCGACCTGTCAGAGCTATAGAACACTCGCTGGGAACTAACCGCATTTCATCCTCGTCGTGTAGAGATCGCCGTCTTTCGCTTCCGCGATCACGGTGGCAAGCCCGCCGCACAATTCTGAGCCGACGATCTTGGCGGCTTCTGTGTTTCGCCTGCGCTCAATCATCTGGTCAGGCATAATGACAATAGCTTGGGCGCGAAGGCCTCGCATATCAATGCCGTTTCCATCTCGCACCCAATTTACTTGGTAGGGAATTCCTTCGACGGTAACGGCTTTGCCCTCTGCGCTGATCCAGCGCGTCGCCTCGCCGCCCCCGCAGCCGGCTAAAACTAGACCGCCAAAAATCACCAAACGTCTCATGTAGCCCCCGCTATCCGATCAACCCGAATGGCACATCACGAAAGGGCGTGATGGCCGCCGCACCGTCTCTATCAATACCCGGTGGCCGCCGCTATCCACAGCTTTCCGGATTGCGTCGCACAACGTGCGCAGGAACCAAAAAGACACTTGCCATCCCCGAGCAAATCACCGCACCTGATTCTTGGCTCTTCCGTTAATTAATGGAGAGCTGTGCCTATGCCCGACAAAATGACCCTAAGCCTCACGGCCAGTATCACCGCCGAGGGTGTTACATTAGCTATCGCTGCTGGCGCTGCGATTGCCCTAATTGCCCTCGGGGCGATTGCAACTCTCTATTTTCTTCACTGGCGTAAGGCGTCGGCGCGGGGCGAGCAACCCCTACCCGACACTCGACAGAATGGACTCCGGCCAGAAATCGCCGAACTCGCCGAGCGCCATCAACACTTGATCGCGGGTGACGCGGCCGGCGAACGGGCACGGCTCTAAGTCGGCGATCTTGTCGGCGAGCCGGATCAGTCTTTGGTCTTCGACGTAAATCTCAGTCTGCATTTTCAGCCCCTCTGGCGATGCGAGGCTCATCGATTCTCATATTCGCAGAATCGCGTCAATACGAATTTTCTCAATTATATCATAAACTTAGCAAGTCAAAACTGACTTACTTAAGTCAGCACTGACTGTTCACCGGAAGGCTATCTACATTCAGATCGTCTCCCTGATCTCGCCGTGAACCCACTTTGCCCGGCGCCGCAATTCCTTGGTGATGACGAAGGTGTGGTCCCCAATCAGATCCTTCACGCGAGCACGAGCTTTCAGAAAGTAATCCGGCCATCCATCGTCACAGCGCTGCGGATTCCAGTCGATCTGGTGTTGCTTGCCCCTACCCTTCCATTCGCCCCACGCCTCGATCATCACAGCTTCAAGCCGGGGAAGCAGACCGGCATCGATCTGCATTGCCCCATGAAGATGAAGCCGCCCCTGCTTGGTGACGTCTGCGGAAAACAGGTAATGCGGAACGAACCCGAGCCGACGCTTTGCAGCCCGATTGAAAGCTCGGCTCAATGACCCCACGAAGCCCCTAGGATGCCCCAGGAAGCGTTTCTCGGCTTCCGGTGTCAGATTGAACGTCCACGACACAGCATCCTCCCACACCTGCAGGGCGATGGCTGCCAAGGCTAGCTTCATCCGATCGTCAGTGTGGTCCCACGCGGTAATGGTGCGCTTTGGGCGCTTGGGCTTGGCGGGTAATGTGTCAGTGGGAGGGGTGGAAAGAGAGGGTGTTGGGGGTGCCACTAAAGGAAGCGAAACAGCGGGCGCGGCCGGCATTTCGAAATTCCGAATCTTTTCAAGCTGCTGGCTGTCCTTTGAGTCCCGGCGTCGCTTTTTGCCCGTGACTTTATTTGACGTCGGCTTGGCTGGTGTCGCGGTGACTTCGTTTGACACCAACGCTGCAGTGTCCGTGACTTCGTTTGACACGTTGTCAGGAAACATCACGTCGAGAACAGCAACCACTTCCTCGACAGTTTCGTCGCCGCCGGTGATGTCCGCCAACGTCAGATCGGCGAGCGGATCATCGGCCGCACCCGAGGTGCGCGAATTCTCGCATTCGTTTTTGGAAATGAACGTTTGGGCGCTATATAAGCCTCGTGAGGCCGGGTTTCTCTTCAGCAACGGCAACTCGGTTCTCCTCAATGCCCCTCGGTGTTCGTCGCGCCGGGGGGCACACTTTTTGGTTTCATGGTCAGATATAGCGCCGGATCATCGGAACGCTGGGGCGGTCATCGTCGCAGGACGCCGCCGGGCCGGGTCTGTGTCCGCAGCTCCTTGGCGATCATCTTCTGAATCTGGATCATCGCGGCGTCGCCGACCCGCTTCCCCATGGCCTCGTGATCAGCCGCAGACATGCCCGGCGAGCCCTGTACGGTGACGGCGACGGTTGGGGCGATCGTGGTGCTGGTGCCGCCGCCGATCAATCCCGGACCGGCCTCAGCGGCGCCAATGAGCCCGCCATCGGCGAATTTGGGCAGACCCGCATTGATGGCCTCCAGGGTGGCCCGGTGCTTCGCGGTGGCGTCCGCGTTGACGATGAACTCGCCGGTCGAGACGCGAGCGACGATCGAATCCGACCGCCCGGTGCCGGGGCCGATGATTGCGCCGCCGCCGGCAAACTTCGGCATCGCGTAATCGCCGACCATGACCGTTGACGGTGCCGAGACAACGCCGCCATCGGCAAAGCCAAGACCGCCCGAAAGCAGGCGCATTGCAGGCTGAACAACCGCCATCTTCACGGCCAGCTCAATCAGCGCACGACCGGCGATCTTCGCCATGCTGGCGAACCCATCCGATACACCCCGCGTCCCATCCGCAATATCGGCGAGTCCGGTGGTCAGGTTGGTCTCGATAGACCCCGCCAAGCCCCTGAAAGCCTCGTTCAAGCGCAGTGCAGAAGCTTCCGAGCTGGCGAGCGCGGCCGGGACGTCGTTGCCGTAAATCGACCGTAGCGACTGCGCGATCGACACGTCTTCACTCGACAGCAGCGAGGTCTTCCGGCCGAAGTCGATCTCGGAATTGACCTTGGCCTTGGCGAGCTGTTGCGCCGCCTCGCCGGCCGCTTTGGCGAGCCGATCGATACGGGCGGTCATCTCGGCGGTCGGCTGAATGCCGGCTTGCTGTGCCGCCGTCAGCAACGTGGCGCGGGCGCGCATCTGGTCCAGCGCAGCGGCGCCTTGCCCGACGACGCTGGCATCCGCCCGCACCCGCGCGGTGTGGCGTTCGATTGACGCCGCAGCCGAGTCGAAAGCGTTTGACTCGGCGCCGCCAGAGGTCGGCGCCGGATTGCGCGACTGGTCACCACGGACGGCGGTTTGCACGTCCGACGTCTGTTGCATCGCCCGCATCATGCTGGCGCGGTTCTGCAGGGCCGCCTTGAGCTTGTCGTTCGCCGCCGCGCGCTGCACGTCAATGCCGGTTTCGATACCGAGGGCCGCCGGGTCGGAATTCAGCCCCAGCGAGCCGGTCAGCTCCATCAGGCGGGACCAGATCGGCGAGTTTCCGAGTTGCGCAAACAAGTCCGGGATGGACTTGAGCGCGGAATAGAGCTGGTTCGCGAGCCCCACCAGCTCGGCAAACTTTTCGACGATCGCCGTGGTATTCTCTTTGAAATTAATACCCAGTTCGGCGATGTCGTTTTGAATCGGCTTCCACTTATCGGCGAGGATCTTGTGAGCCTCTTCCATTCGCTCTTTGAGCTGAATGGCGCGGCTCACATCGGCCTCGGAAATGATCTCAGCTTTGTTGATCGCTTCCGCGCGCGCCAGCATGTCGTCAAGGTAGCCGGCATCGGCTGCGAGATTGGCCGCGACCTTCGCGCCGAAAGCCTTCTCTGCGATATCGAGGGCCGCAAGTCGCTCCCCCTTCTGCATGGCCTCTTCAATCAGGCGCACGATGGCGCGCAGGCGTTCCTCGGTGCCGTTGGCGGCGCCGAACTGCGCGACGCCGCTGCCACCGGACAGGTTGCCCGCCTCGCGCAGCTCTTTCAGCCGGCGCTCAAGATCGCTGCCGCCGAGCTTGCTGTTCGTCGCATCGTTGAAGCGCCGCAGGGCGGCCGCGCTGTCGTCGATCGACAGGCCTGCACCCTTCGCGGCTTTCTCAATGCGCTGATAGAAATCGGTGGTGACATTCGCGCTCGCCGCCTTTCCGGCGATGCCGTTGAATTCCTCGATACGCTCCCCGGCAAGCTTGACCGAATAGCGCAGGAAATCGAACGTATCCTTGACGGCAGTAATCGCCAGCGCGATCGGACCAGCCACGCCGAGCACGCGGCCAAGCGCCAGCGTCGCCACGCTGGCCGCCCCTTGTGACGCTAGCAAGCTGGCGTTCATGGCAATCACCTTATTGGTGATCTGGAGCGCTGCCTTGCTGGCGGTGTCCGCCGCCTTGCCCATGTCGCGCTGGAACTGATCAACGTTCGCGCGAATCGGAATATTGAGGGCGGGAACGGCCATTAGGCACCCTGCCCGACGAAAAGCGCCGCCAAGACTTCGAATGCAACGACGGCGTGCGCGGCCAGCGGTCCAGTCCGAACATGCTTATCGATCAGCGCCGACGCCTCCGATCGGGTTTTGCCGCCGCCGATCAAGCCGAGTTCGAGCACGCGGGCGACGTCTTCCTCGGTATAGAGGCCGTCCTGAAAGCGCCGTAGGCAAGCGGCCGGACTATTGCCGTTCTCGCCGGGGAAGCCGCGATGGGAAATAATGCTCCGAACCCAAGGCTGGTCCAGATTTAAGGTATGCTGTCCGCCCGCCCATTCGAGGGTGCGGGCGCATTCGCTGGTCATTTCAATGCCTCACTGATTGCATCGCTGATATTGGTTTCAATGTCGTCGCGCATCGCTTCGTAGGTGTTCCAGAAGAACGGCCTGGCTTGCTGGCGCGATGTCCCGTATTCGAACGCTTCCGCGTAGTCGTAACGCTCCCCGCTGCCCTCTCTGATTTCTTTCGAGGTCAGATCGCCGCCAGCCTGCACGATGAATTCCAGTTCGTTACTTCCGGGCGTCACGGTGCAACTCGCTTCCAAGTCGCCAGTCTCTTCCGGCACCTGTTCGAGCGATTGCAGTGCGGCGCGCTGGGCATCAGACAACATTTGCGCTTGCTCGCGAACGGCGTTGGAAAGCTGTTCGCGAAGCTGGTCCGGCAGCGCCCTCAGATACTGGTCAAGCTCATCGGCCATAAATCACCAGTGCCATACGAGATCCTCGGCCTTGACCGCCGGATCGTTGTAAAATGAGTAAGCACTGTCGTTGGAAGCCGCACGAGAAACGGCCATCCAAGTAGCAACCGCACCATCGATGCGGTCCGTGCTTTTGCCCTTGTGCATGGTGCGATTGCCGGCACTGTCCGTGTGGATGGCGACATTCGAGAAGCACCAGCGCAGAACCGGGTGGCCGCCATGCTGGAAATTGCCGCCGACGATCGCTCTTTCGAGGGTGTTCAGCGCTGGGCTTTGCGTAACCCATCCTTGCCGGACGGTGACCACTGGTAAGCCGTCATTAGTCAGCGGTCCCATGACCGCCTGCGCATATGCCGGATCGAAGCCGATCTCTCGCACGTCGAAACGCTCGCACAAACCGCGAATACACGCTTCAACCGCACTGTAGTCGATCACGTTACCGGGCGTCGGCGTGATGAAGCCCTGCTTTGCCCATTCGACATAAGGCACGCCGTCGCGATCACCGCGGGCGCGCAGGTTGTCGGCCGGGCAGAAGAAATGCGGCACCACAACGTATCGGTCGCCGTCGCAGAACGCCGCGACAACGGCGGTTAGGTCCGTCGTGGTGCTCATATCGACGCCAAGCCAACACGTTTGCCCGGCGAGCGCGTCGATGTCGATTAGCGTCGCCCCTCGGTCATACGTCGCCATGTCAACGAACGGGTCGGTCGAATGGTCTAACCATTCGTTGAATTTATACTGCCGCAGGCTCTCGCGTTCGGTCGGGCTCTCCTTGGCGCGGACCACGTGCCGTCGAAACCCCTCAATAGACGGATAGCCGTACGCACTGCCCGGATTGACCCGCAGCCATTGGTCTTCGCTGGTCCAGTCGCAATCCTTCTCGGATTCGAACAGCACCGGCAGCAGGCTCGGATCATCGATTTCGCCGCGAGCAACCTTGCGGGCTCGCTCGATTACTTCGTATGCGATACTTTCTTGCCCGCGACCTGCGGTCGTCGCAATTACCAGAAGACTATTGTCGGTTTTGTCGAGGCCGTTGGTCAACACCTTCCATAGATCAGTTCCTCGCCACACATGGATCTCATCGGCGAGCACGAACGCTGGCGTCCGCCCCTCTTGACCGGGGGCGTCAGATGACACCACGATCAACTCTGAGCCGTCCACATTGTAGCTAATTTTCTTGGCAAAGTTGAAAGCATCATAGACTTTCGTTTTCGGAATCAGATGTTTGGGATCGGCACGGACGATTCCACAAGCCTCTTTGAATGCGATGCCGGCTTGGGTTCGATCACTGGCAGCAAAAATAGCTTCGCCACCGGGCACTCGCTCAGGTCCAAGCGTGTGCAGCAAGGCTAGCGCAGCCGCCAGTGACGTTTTCCTGTTGCCACGAGGGACAAGAATCACGACCGTCGAAACAATCCGCCGGCCATCCTCATGGCGCGGCCCATAGATGCGCCGAACGATCCGCTCTTGCCACGGGTCAAGCTGAAATGCTCGTTTGGGCAGTTTGCTCTTCGGATGTTTCAGCAGTCGCAAAAAATCGACCGCCCGCTGCCCATGATTGAGCGGGTCGGCAATCGGCGAGCCGTCGAACAGCCAATCAGGATACGTTGAGCGGGTTGTCATCGTCTGCACTTTGGTCGTTGTCGCGAACAGCCGGGCGATTGCGGCTGACTGGGGTCAGTCCTAGCTCTGCGGCGAGCTGGCGCGCTGTTTTGATCGCCTGGTCCTGCATTCGGAACAGCTTGGGATCGATGCCGGCGCGCATCAGCGGTTCAAGCTCGCGAATGCGGCTGATAGCGACACAGTAGGATGCGAGGGTGCTGTAATCCGCTTCAGTCAGAATGCGCCGTTCAATCAGCACCGGCATAACCCGCCGCCACTCTGCGCGACCGAATTTCGAAAGCCATTCGGGAGCCGGAATAATGTGCTCGACAGCGTTGCAATCGCTTGCAAGCTCGGGTTTGCGACCTTTCACGCCGATATCCTCTCGACAAAGAGCTTAGTTCGATGCAATCCTTGATTGTGGGAATGCAGAGATTCGAGACCGTTGCGACAGTGGTGGCCGGGGCTGTGACTGTCCTGGCGGTTGGAGCATTTTTTGTCGCGTCCGGAAGAGTTGAGCTTGCTCAGCTCAAGGATTGGCAAACCCTCACGGGAGCAATTCTTGCCCTCATCGCAGCCAGTATTGCTTATTGGGGCGCGACGGCAAAGGTTCGTCACGATCAACAGGTTCTCGACGCGGAAATCCTTCGAAGAAAGCTCGCGCTCTACCTCAAATTGGAGATTGCTTTGCGAGCGTTGCGTAATGACGCGCACTGGCTCGCGGGAAATTTTATGTTCTCGCCGCTCGATGCCGATCAAACAATTTCGAGAAGTCAGCTTTCTATAAGCGAACCTCCCGAACTTGAGGAAGCGTGGACCTATTTGGACCTGTTTCCGCGCCATACTATAGCTGAGATACGGAATATCCGCCTTGGCGTGCGGAATATCTCTCAATTGGTAAGTAAGTGGGTCGAGGGAGATGCCCTCATCTGGAAGGCCAATCAGAAACCTCCTTACCCCGTCGATCCGGTCCGCGAACAACTGCTGGCAATACGGGATTCCGCGATCGTTGTTGCAGATACTCTTGAACCATTGATCCGTAAAATGGCCCCTGAGATGGATAGTGGCCGAAGAGACATCCTGATCTATGGCATGCCGGACCCCAGCGACGCTGAATAACGCCATCACTGACCTGCCCTTTCGCAGCGCAGATCAAGGCCACGAGCGCGGCCAAGCTCCCGAATGTTCTTGATGGTGTAGGCATCGCCGTCATAGATGACGCGGTGCTCAAGAGTCACGTCGGCGAGGTAGCGCGTCCGGAACGTGGTTGACGTTTCGGTGGTGCTGCCGCGCTGACCTTCCCGATCGGCAATCGCATAATCCATTACTGCGGCGCGCATTCTCGCGACCAATTCCCAGGCATCAGTCGGCACGCCATAGGTGTCCAGCGTCGTCACGCGGCGTTGGATCTCAATCAGGCTGTCGAGCTGGCCGGCGCGCATTACTCGGCTTCCTGAACGATTGCAGAGACAGTCACCACGGCGTGCGAGAACGGCCCGTGAGGGTCGCGCAGGAATTGCGTTCGGTCCGCCGACATGTCGTGAACAATGAAGCTCGGCATCCGCAGTGCGCCGTCGCGCTGGGCATCAACCCGAACAGCACCGACGATCGCACCGACCGCCTGCTTTGCTTGTTTGAGGCCAGGTTCCTGAAACCAGACATGCAAGACGGCGGTCGTGGTTGCGCTGAATTCGCCATAGAGGGTTTGCCCCTCGCCGATGATGACTGCCGGCATGCGCTCGGGGCGCCCGGTGACGTCCAAAACGTTGTCCGGCGGCACCAGCTCCATCAGTTCGGGAGACGCGATCAGGCGCGCTCGAATAACCGCTTGAAGCTCCAAAGACGGGTCGAAACTCGCCATTCTAGAAGCTCCAAGCCCGATATGGGGCGAGCAAATCGAGGAAACCGAACGGCATTGCCGACGCCGTGACGCCGACAAGCGAGGCTTCCCGGTTCTCGTAAAGATGCGCGGCGAGCTGGCGCACGGCCTCGTCAACCGGCGCGGGAGTGCCTGCAGCATCGACGTCCGACGCGGTGTAGCCCGTGATCCACGCCTTGGCCGCCGCAAGCTTGCTGGTCAGCAGCTCGTCGTCATCGTCCAGCGTGAGGTTAAGGTGCAGCTTCAAATCGTCCAAGGTGACGCTCACTGCGAAATCTCCAATTCAGTGCTCTCTTGCGCGGTGGGGAATGACCGGTCAGGGCGTTGTTCTGCAAAATTGCCGACTACCCCCCGGTCCAGTCCACGCAATGGCTGCGTCAGGGCTCGCTCAATCGAGTAGCCATTTCGAATTCGCCGATAGAGCGTGTGATGCTGGATACCGATCTCTGCAGACCATTCAGTAAGGGTGAGCGAGCGACCGTCGTGAGTGTAGAGGGGGCCGCGTGAGCGTCGTGCTTTAGGCATCGACAGTGCATCGTTAGCCCTCATCTTAGCTGCAGCGATCTTTGCGGTAGCAGTGGCGATCACGCGACAGGATTCGACGCCAGCGAGCGCGCACACCTCGTCAAGGTCGCGGCTCGGCGTGGTAAGCCATTCGCGGGCGCGGTCACGGTCCATACGTGCGGACAGAGATTGGCCGCAGGATTCAGTGGCATCCATCAGTGCGCGATCGATCACGGCAGCCCAAAGCTCTTTCTCTGAACTCTTCACGCCCTTCGCTCCATGGATTGCTTGCGGCTGTTGTGGCAGGGCGAACTTGCCAGCGGTTGCCAGTTGGACCGGGACCAGAACAGCTTCTGATCGCCACGGTGCGGATTGATATGATCGACCATATCGGCGACGCGGCCACAGCCACATGCGCACAGACGGTTCTCTGGCAGAGCGAGGAACGCCCTACTCTCACGTTGCCACTTGCTGTCATAGCCACGCTGCGAAGCATTCGGGCGGCGCTTGTCGGCCTGGGCTTTGCGATCGAGTTGGCAGCAGCACATGATGCCTGCAGCCACCTTAAAGCCGCAGCTACAAATCCGAGGGGGTTTCATGGGCATCAGCGAGCCCTCGGCATCGTCGTGACGTTGAGGTCGCCAAGCGCGTTCAGTTCTGCGCGCGCCGACTCTTCAAGCTTGCCATCGTCGGATCGCTCAATGGTGTCGTCATCGGGTTTGCCGCCGAAGATCAGGGCGAGCAATTTCTTCCGGCCACCAGCCGCAACCATGATTTCGCTTGGCGACGCTTCCCAAGTGTCTTCCGGTGACCAGCCCAGGAAGCCGGCGCCGAGTTCGAACAGCGTCTCGTGAAATTGCTCAAACGTGATTGGCTCGCCACGCTGCGATGGTTCGTCGGCTTTGTATCGAGCGCCGGTCAGCACCAGAATGAATTCCAACAGCTCGTCGCGAGCGCTTAGGATTGAGTTGCCGAGCGGCGTCATGAATGCATCGGGATCATGAAACGGCTTTAGGAACGCATTAAGTGCGGCCGGATCGGTGCAACCAGCCGTGACCACGTCCAGATAGGCGCTGAACGTCCCCTGAGAGATCGCCTCAGCGAGATTGTGGTAGCCCTTGTATTTCAGGTTCAGCGAGTGTGCGGCTCGCAGCGATGCTTTGAGCGTGAACGCCTGAGAACCGAGCGTGATCATCACTTCATCATCTGAGAGCCGCATGGTCGTTACACCGCGACCTTGAGCTTGACGAAGCGGTCCGGATGCGTGAGGCCGGCGCCGACGCGCTTGCGAGCATGGAAGCGAACCTGCCCCTTGGTCGCGAGCGAATACGGGTCGCGCAGAACCGACAGGCCGACGCGATCGATGATGCGATAGCCCTGCAGGTCACCAAAAAGGACAGGGTATTTGTTGGCGCCGATGTCGTCCATGTCGGTGGCTTCCACGATCGGACGGCCCAGCAGCGTCACCGGGGCGCCCGCCGAGATCGGATCGATGACCAGATAGCGGCCGGTACTGTCCTTCCACGTCCGCATGGTGCCGAGCGTGGTCCGGTTCATGAGCCAGACGCCGTTCTGCGCATGAACGCCGGGCAGCGCGTGATACATGCCGATCAGCACGTCGGCCGGGGCGGTTGCCGGGAATGCCGCTGCCGCGCCCGTCTTCACCTCCGCGATGCCCGTGGCGGTCATGATGCCGATCGGCTGCTTGACGCCCGAGCCCTTCACGAAGGCGGCGCCTTCCTTGATGCCGAAAGATTCCGCAAAATCCGCCGCCAGCTCGCCTTCGAGGTTGTAGGCATTGTCTTCGAGGAGCTGCGTCGAGACGTCCGAATAGGTCGCCAGCTCATAGGGAGCGATCGTGATCTGCTCGTAGCTCGGCTCGCTTTCGCTTCGATCTTCGGTTTCGCCGACCCACGACGCAACGGTGCTGCCGGTGCGGCGCGGATACTTGATCTCAGCTGCGCCGACGCTCACGACCTTGGCATACTGCCGAATGGGCGAATACTGCCGCAGCAGTTTGATCAGCTCCGAACCGAACTGTTCCGGCGCCAGATAGCCGCCGGCCGCGTCGGTCGCCACCACCAGCGCCTTGGTTTCGTCCGCCGGCATACGCTCGACGCCGCGACGGGCGAAGGACACGAACGCCTTGCGCTCCAGATCGCCATCGTTGTCGTTCGCAGCAACGCCGGGCCGGTTCAGCTTGGCCTCGATACGGTCCAGCCGATCGGTCAGCTTCGCAACTCCCTTCACCTCGCCGGCAACTTCCGCCAGCTTGGTTTCGATTGCTGCATAGTCCGGCGCAGCGTCCGTTTCAGTCTGAGGCATAAGCCCTCCGTTGTTGGCCGCTTTGGCCGAATAGATCCTTGCGCCGGGATGGCTCGGGATCGGAACGATGGAAATTTCATGCAAGTAGAGCGCGGTGATCGTGCGACCGCCGCCGCGTCGCCCCTGCGCTTGCTTAGTAACGAAGCCAATGGATAGGCCGGTAGCAGCGCCCTCACGGACCAGCGCGCGGACTTCGCGAGCACGCGCGACGTCATCGATTAGCAGCCTGCCCTGAACGATCAGGCCCTCGCTGGTCTCGGTGATGGAATCCCAGACGCCGACCGCTTGCGCTTGATCGTGCGCGAACAGCATGGGAAGCGTAGCCGGCGAGCTGAACGCACCCTTCTGTACAATGTCGCCGACGCGATCGGCTGAACCGAACGGCCAAGCAATTCCGGTGATTGTTCCGGCCTCGTCAACGCTGAGCGAGGCCTTGCATTCGATTTTATCCATCAGGCGACTTTCACAAGCTGATCGGTGTGGAACAGTTCGCGCTTCAGACTGGCGCCCACAAACCAGCTTGCCCGCACTACATTGCCGGACAGAAGGTTGCCGATCGTCATTTCGGGACCGCCGGAGTTCAGCCGCACAACGTCACCAATTTTCAGGTTCACTTCGTTTCCTCATTCGGATTGCCGAACCACAGCAGCTCTGCGACTGCGATGGCGATCGGATAGGTTTCGGAAATAGGGCGATCGACTACATAGGCCGCGACTAATTCGGACGCGCGCTTGGGATCGGTGCCGGCGCCGATCAGGGCGTGCCGGATAGTTTCAATAAGATCCGCTTGGCTGAACGTTCGGGCAAAGAGCCGGCTGCACAGCGCGCCGATGCCGCTGCCCGTCTTGCGTTCAAGCTCAAGAATGAGAGGCGCGGTCAGTCGGAACTCGTGCTCGGCGTCGCCGAAGAACGCCCGGTGAATTTGCGGTGCCATCAGATGGTGCCTCCACGATACACAAATGCGCCGAGGTAATAGCCCTCTAGGCTGCCGGTGCCGCCCTGATAGGCGCCGATGTCTTCGATGTCGGCGTCGAACGAAATGACCGCAGATCCGGTCATCACCTCGCCGTAGATCAGCGGCACAGCCGAGCCCTGCTTGGCGAGATTGTTCGGGCCGTTGATGGTGAAGCTCTCTTCGGACTTGGTCTCTTCGGCGCTCTGCGCGTTGGCGATCAGCGTCGAGATGCCGGACAGCGCGAGGCCCAGACCAACCACGGCGATGTTGCCCCAGGTCATGCCCATGCCGGTGACGACTGGTGCACCCATGCCGGCGATTAGGCCGCCAGCGGCGCCAGCCGACATAAAGATGGCAGCGCCGACTAACACCGCGCCTACAATCGTCTTGCCGACCGCCTTGTTATTGCCGTTTGCGGCGCCCGTGGCGACCGGGATCAGATGCAGATCGGCGCCGCCGAGATTGAGCCCGGTGACCAGATCAATGTCGAGTTGCATGCCCGAGCGCTTGTCGCCACGAACCAGCTTGTAGCTGCCCTGATTGAGCGCTTCGATGAACTTGACGGGGAATGCGCAGTTGAGCGCGCGCAGCGCTTCGGCCGCCGTCGCAACGTCGAAACGGAACTTCGGTCCGAACTCTCTCTTGAGGTGGCCGTGGAGGTGAATGGTCCGCATCATGCCGACACCGCAGTCGTGGTGTTCGGGTTCTCAAATTTTTCGCCGCCGGGATACGGCTGCCGGTTTTCGGCCGCGCGCGCTTCGTTGGGATTGATGATGCGCGCGGCGATGGCCTTGCTGTATGCGTCCATCCGTGCGGCCAGATCAGCGCGTGCGAAACTATCAGTGAAGAACTCAGCGATGTAGCGGTCGCGCTCGTCTCGATTGAACAGCTTCAATCGAATTTCGCCCTCCCATGCTGACACCCAATGCATCAGTGAGAGATCGAGAAACTCTTGGCCAACTTGCTCGCTGTTACCCCAGGTCGCGCGGCCCATTTCGTAAATGAGGTGCGGCGGGACACGGAAGATGCGCGACACCTCTTCAATCTGGAACTTGCGAAGCTGCAGAAACTGAGTGTCGACAGAATTGAGCGTCAGTGATTGCCATTCGGCATCGGCCGGAATAACGGCGGTGCCGCCGCCGTTGCTGCCGCCGTGAGCGGATTGCCAGCTCGCCTTGGCTTTGGTGAGCGCGTCGGGAGTGAGCACGCCCTTGAGCGACAACACGCCGCTAGGGCGGGCGCCGTTCGCGAAGAGCCGCGCCGCGTGGCGCTCCATGAGCAGCGATAGGCCGATCACTTCGCGCGCGTCGTGCGCAAGGCCCATGCCGGACAGTGACGGGCTGGGAATATGAATGATGTTTGCGCGATCGATCTGGCGCGTCTTGCCATCTTCCTGAACGGCGTAGGTCGGTCCGTCCTTCGTCATGGTGACGGTGACGGGCGTCAATTCGGGATCGATGCGGATCAGTTCGAACGGCTTGCCGTCGCCGACGCGGATGATCTCAGCGAAACCGCCATGCCGGTAAAGAAGGGCGTCGGCGGTGACGTTGGCGCGCAGCTTCCCGGCGGGCGTCCATTCGTTCGCCTCGTCGTGGAGAAGCCGATAGGCCGGGTGATCGGGAGCGCGCTCCTTGGCGCCGTCTGCCCCGCGCAGGAACACGTGAACCGGCAACTGGCCGATCGCCTGAGAGATCGCGTTGACCGCTGCGGCGACCGGGGCGCATTCCATGGCGACGCGGGGCGTGACGCGAATTCCGGCCGCCGATGACGGGGCGGCGAACAGTTCGAACAACGCCGTATCAGGCGCGGAAATACTGGCCTTCGTTTCGAGGCCTAGCAGTTTTTGGAATCGGGATTTGATCGACCAGTTCTGAGACATAAGGCACGCGCAAGGGTTCAGCCGATTCAGCCGAACCACTCCGCAGTCTCTCGGGAATGGTCGTTGCCCTTCTGCGGGCCATCGCGCGGACGCTGCACAGTCTCTCGGCAGCCACTACGCGATTTCGAACGTGAAATATTATTGCGCGATATTGCGGCAAAAACAAGTCAAAAAGGCAAAATAATTAACAATATCAATAACATATGTAAGCTTAGTCACGCTACATCTTAGAAAGGCCTTCAAACATGGGAGAAGTCTGCTTTTCTGACGATCGGCAAGACGAAAACTTCACGGTTAGGTGGCACGATCAACTGTTACGGATTGGGCACTTTTGGGTCGGGTAAAAATGCATTAAGACATTGAAAAATATACGAAATACGTAAAATGGTCGGGGCAGCTGGATTCGAACCAACGACCTGCAGTACCCAAAACTGCCGCGCTACCAGGCTGCGCTATACCCCGATGCCGGTTGGTTCGCCGTCGATACACGCTTACGCCGGGACCGGCAAGCGGCCGGT